CTGAAATCCGACTTGATAATTTTCAATTGGATTAAATTGTCTAGCGACTTTATCCATAAGGCTGACTGGTATTTTATTACCACAGCCAATATTGTCGCCTGTCATTTCCATTGGAGTCGTGACACGGTCACATTGATTGTACTCGTTCAGAGTATTAAAAACGTTTCCTTGACCGTGCATTTCGCGCGGTGGTGCAGCAGCAGCCACTTCGCGCTGTCTCTGATGTTCGGCATTAAATGTGCGCAAATTCGTTAATGCGCTATGGGCGGGAACACTAAATTGTTGGTCGTTGTTAAACTCGACCCAAACGTTCACGCTGATAATTGATGGCGTGCTTCCGGCAGCTGTTAATGGTGACAAGACCTGCAAAATAAATGTTCCAGTATAATCCGTATTAGCATTAACTGGTCCATTCAGAACAATTTTGCTCTTCGGATTATAAAAAGCAACGTTCAAATTTCCGGTATTGCTCGATGCAGCATCCAACTGTACGTTAGGCACTGACCAAGCTGCAGGCATATGTTTAGCATGCCAATCAAGAGCTTTTGTTTTTCGAACCCAAGGAACGAAAAACGCAATAAGTCTTCCAGCATGAAAACGCGTTCCATTGACGTGTATTCTCAACGTCATTGTTCCGTCCCAATAAAGAAAACGTTCAAATGCGGCGGTTTGCATGTGACTCAACAGAAACTCGGATGGAGCTTCATATGATGCCAAAACGCTCTGAAAAACGTTTCCGGTCGACCATTGAAAAGTATCAACCCAAACACGCCTTTTCGACATGTCGGGTAAAGACCAAGCAGGATCAGCTATCGCTTGCTTCGCCAATGATTTATTAGAGGCAATCGGCGCTGTCGATCCATCGTCTTCTGCTCCTCCCCTCTGCGAAAGCGATATAATTCCCTTCGCATTTACAGAGTCGCGCACGACATTTGATTGAGCGTGCATTTGAAGAACCTGTGGTTCAATTCCTTTGTGCGATACTTCGTAAAACCATTCGTAATAATAGGCGTAATCGTGTAACTTCGACGCCAATCCGAAGGCTCTTAATTGTTCCGAAATTTGTTTATATAAAAGCTGGAACCTATTTTTCCCGTGAAAAAACATAAATCGCAATGCATTATTGCAATTGTCCAGCGTCATTTCTTCTTCCGAAACAAAATCGCTTTGTCGAATCCAGTTGGTGAGTTCCTGTATGGTATCCATATTCATAGTTGGTAACCATCTTTTCAGTTCTCCTTTCCGGAATCCGCGTTTAAGAAACGTAAGATCGCACAAACGTTCCCAGTGCGCGCCTTGATCTTTCGTGGCGGCTGTAAAAGTCATTCCAACGTTATTCAAAACGCGTGATATATCATCCGGATTGAAAAAACCTCGCGCTTTTTCAGATACCGTAACGATGATGTCATCTCCGTAATCAGTGTCGACGACATTTTCCTCATAATGAGCCAACGATTTCATGTCACGTGGCGCTAGTACTAGCCAAGTATAACGCATATACATGGCATCAATAATCGTATTCACGATCGCAGTCAAAGGATTTCCAGAAGGATTTCCAATGTGCGTCATGTAGACGAGATTAAGACAGCCTTGTGGCGTGTGGATAATTTCATCAAACATCACGCGGCGTGCCACTTGATAAACTTCATCGTCATCGTACCAGCGGTTAATAATTTCGCAACATTCCATCATAAGCTGTGGTGACAAATTTCCATCATAGCCAGAATAATCTCCAGCGAATCCTTCGCGCGAAACACGAGCGTGTCGATTATACAGAATGGTCCATTGATATGATTCAGGATCCACTCCAACTGCACTGAAAAAATTCAAAGCGTTTTTATAAAACGTAGTGCTGAAAGCGAGTGTCAATCGCCTAAAGCAAAGCGTAAAATCCAATGGTGGAATAGTAAAAACGCGAGTTTTTCCGGCTCGAATCTTATCTAAGGATCGTCGTTCATCTTTCAAACAATCAATCCAAAGTGATGGAATTCGTTTTCCTTGCAAGGCGTTTTGCCAACGCATTTCCGTAAGCATCGCCAATTCAGCATCTTGAATGATATAAGCTCCAGGTTCACCAATGAAAAGATCTAATTTTCCTGGTTTAACTTTTTCCCGTTGGTTATAAGGGAATCCTGGAGACGTATCCATAACGATGCCATCAGCAAATTCATACATAGGATCTCCATTGATCGCTTTGTCCAATGATACCACTTGAGGTACCATATGGCTTTCCCAACTTGTAAAAAGCTGAGTAATATGCTTAGAAACGCGATCAACTAAATCAGCGTCGAGCCAAACGGCCTTATTTCCATATTTCTCAATTCCTTTCTTCAAAGGTGAGACAGGTGTATCCATGCGTGGATCTCGTGGATCCAAAACGCTTGGTGCAGTTACTGGTTCAAAAATCTTTCCGTGGATCAAGCTCGGACGAATCTTAGTTTTTCGTGATTGAAAAAGTCGTTTCGTCAAGCGCCCGAATAAAGTGAATGATCCCTGTGGTTGCAAGGTCACTCCTTCCAACGTATGATCATATCGGCCGCGTGGTACTGCGCCTGCTATTTGTTGTTCAAATTGGCGCAAGGCGATGTTAATCATTTCCTGTGACAGAAATAATGCAGCACCACCATTCTTTCCTTCGCATCCAGCAACGTGAATTCCGCAAACTTTACGCGGAAACATTTTGTCAGCCGACATAAGGACTCCACCACAATCACCATTTTTCGTGGAAACTGAGTAATAAAATCCTTCATTTTCGTGGATAATATGACCACCGCTCAATGCGACGCCAGGTTCTCCGTCAATTGTAGGATGGAAGCTAACTGTCACTGGATAGTCCAGTCGAGCTGCTTGAAACTCGATAACGTGTGGGTATCGACCTCGCAAGGTAATCAGCGTAGCGTCGAATTGTGGTTTTGACATCAAGTCAGAATCTTTCCAAAAATGATGTGTTATATCTTTCCACGAACGACAAGTCACGTTGAATTGGTATATTACCAAATCGCTTCCAACGTTGACCATTTTCGACTTGAAGTAACGGTCTTCAAAAGTTACTCCTGCCGATTCAATTATAATTGGCGAATTG